GAGCCGAACTTCCTCGATGCCATCCAGAGCTATATGGCCAAGGAGAAGTGCAGCCATCAGAAGGCCTGTGCCTATGTCCATGCCAACAGGAAAGAGTTCAAGCTCAGGTCCGAGCCCTATCAGGGGTTCTGTGGTCTGGCTGGCAGCTGCAGGGTGGCGTGATGATGGGTGCAATTGACCAGATAGAGGAACATCACAGGGAGCTGGATGAGGCGCTGCAGGAAATAAGCGATGAGGACTTCACGTTCAAGTGCTTCACCATAGTCAGTTCCAATGATCAGCCTTCCGGTCAGATGGTGATCGGGCCTGAGGAGTTTGGGCCGGATAAGATCATCCAGTATCTGGAGGCCTGTATTCAGGGGCTGAAGGATGGCCAGATGCGTGACCGTCGCAGTCTTGAAAAGGGAGGGATGAACTGATGGACTTCATGCTGGTATTCACATTCACCACCTTGGCTGGTCTCGTTGACATGGAGGAGCTGTTGATCGAAGGCATCGACAGCAAGCAGATGTGCGAGGCTCTGGCCGGGCAAGCAATATCAACATGGGCGCAGCTGGCTGAGGTTCAGATGGCTGAGGTCACAAGCATCGACTGCATGCCAGTCGGAGAGGAAGCGTGATGTTGGGAGGATTTGCACTGGCCACCGTGCTGTTCATCGTGGGGGCAGTTGTTTTCAGCAATCGCATCTACGCTGCCCGAATGCATGGCGACAAACAGGGTTATGCCGTATGGTGTGGGCTCTGCGTAATACTGGCAGTCATTTGCGGCTGCCTCACAATTGGTCTGTTCGTCCACGCGGCGCTGACCTAAAACTAGAAGGAGAAAGACGATGAGAATTTGGGACGAGCTCAGTGAGTTAGAGGCCAAGCAGCAGCAGGCAGCAGATGCCATAGCTCGCAGTGCTCGTGCCTTCCCTACTGAGTGTCTGGCGGCTGGCTCTGTGCTGGGTGTTGATCTGGCTGTCGGTCCTGATGAGAACGTCTACTTCAAGCCAGCTCCTCGGAACCATGCCTTCGACTGTCATCGTTGTTCGGCGACGATGCAGATGTCCGAGCCGTGTTTCCAGTCGATCTTGGATGGTAGCAGCAATTCGCTGTACTGCACTGGCTGCCAGATGCACCACCCTGTCACGCACTTCAGCTGGTCCACCAGTGGCGATGCAATCGTTACCATCTTGAATGTTGCAACCCTCAGGATGACGCTTGACCAGCTGGTGGAAATGCTGGGCGAGGGCACTGGCTGCCTTGTGTTTGAGGCCATGGAGAAATGGCGGCACATTCCTCGCATGCACGATGTGCTCAACAGGATGCAGGACATGCTTCTCGAAGAGGTTGATCCTGACTTCGCGGAGGGGGAGTGATGACTGAAACAGCACTCAGGGTTCGCCTCAGGGATTTGCAGGAAACTGTTGGCGTGAAGGATGTGGAGATCGCCCGGTTGAAGGGAGAGCTCTCATCGCTCCAGCGCAGGGTCGGCATCACGCCCTATCCGAGAGATGACAGGGGCGATGACACGGCGGCTGACCAATGAGAAAGCACCCACGCAACCCGACCGAGCCGCATTTGATTGGCAAGCACACCTATGGCGTCATCATCAGGCGGATCAGCGATGACATCAGGGACCATCACCTCAAGCTGTATTCTCGCATCGAGTATCTGGAGGGTGAGAACGACAGGCTGAGAGAGCAGACAGAAAGAGCATTCATGAGCGAACTACAGGACACCATTGAATTTGCTGAGCGACGGCTCCAAGTTTTCTGTGGCATGGTGAACGCTGGGCAAGCTCAGGGTGGTGGTCGCGAGTTCTCAAGGCAGATCGACGCTCAGTTCAGACAGATCAGGGAAGAAGCTGGCATGCCGGCCTTTGACAGCAAGTGGAATGACGAATGACCTCAATGGCAGAGATGATCGCCATGTCGGAGAGCATGGACCGCGAGGATGTGGTGACGTCCACCATGAACTTCGCGCCCGAAGCCCTCAACATGGTGTGGCTCCCGAACGCTGGCCCACAGACCGAGGCGTTCCTCTGTGAGGCCGATGAGCTGCTGTATGGCGGCGAGGCGGGCGGCGGTAAGACAGACCTGCTGCTGGGCCTTGCGCTGACGGCTCACAGGCGCTCGCTGATCCTTCGGAGGGAGACCAAGGAGGTAGAGGGCCTTGTCGAGCGCATGGAGGAGATGCTGGGCTCTCGCGACGGCTGGTCTGGGCAGTCCAAGATATGGCGCACACAGGACCGGCGCATCATCAACATGGGTGGTTGCCAGCATCTGGACGACCGAAAGAAATATCAGGGCGTACCGAAAGACTTCATTGGCTTTGACGAGCTGGCCAACTTCCTTGAGGCTCAATACGTCTTCATCATCGCGTGGGCTCGCTCGACCGTGCCCGGCCAGAGGGTGCGGGTGCTGGCTGCATCAAACCCACCCGTCACGGCTGAGGGCATGTGGATCGTCAAACGCTGGGGGCCATGGCTGTCTAAGGATCACCCGAACCCTGCGCTACCGGGCGAGCTGCGCTGGTTCACAACTGTGGAGGGAGAGGACTGTGAAGTGGATGGTCCCGGGCCGGTGGTCATTGATGGAGTTCCGCTCTTGGATAACAAGGGCAAACCGATCCTGCCGAAGTCGCGCACGTTCATACCGGCAGAGCTTGCCGACAACCCAGACCTCGAAGAGAGCGGCTACGGCTCAACACTCGCGGCACTGCCGGATGCGCTGAGAGATGCCATGATGGAGGGCAACTTCGGTGCGATGCAGGGCGACGCTCAGTTCCAAGTCATTCCAGAGGTGTGGGTTGATGAGGCTATGAACAGGTGGGTGCCGTCAGGTGTTGACGCTCCCATGGATGTGCTGGCGGTTGACATCGCTCAGGGCGGCAAGGATCGCACAGTGCTGTCAGCTCGCCATGGAGCATGGTTCGCGCCACTGAAGGAGCACAAGGGCGTAGACACCAACGACGGTCCCAGCGTGGCCGCCCTGATCTTCCTCGACATGCGTGATGGCTGTGAGGTGGTGCTGGACATGGGCGGCGGTTACGGACAGTCCACTTACGATCACTTCAAGGCCGGTGCCAACTACATCCCGACCAGCTGGAACTCAGCGCACGCGGCCAATGCCAGAGATCGTTCCGGCACCTTCGGGTTCTACAACATGAGAGCGCAAGCCATGTGGCAGCTGCGCGAGGCTCTGGACCCTGAATATGGTGCGAAGATCGCCCTGCCCATGGACCCTGATTTGAAGAGGGAGCTGTGCGCGGCGACGTTTACGATCAGGCCGGGCGGCAAGATATTGATTGAGGAGAAGTCAGACATCAAAACCCGCCTTGGGTATTCTCCTGACAAGTCTGATGCTGTAATGATGTCTCACTGGGCAACGGGCACCAACAAGCCGCAGTCCCGGGCGCAACGTCACACCGGAATGTCTGGCACAGCAGTGACCAGCAGATCGGGTGGCAAATCTAGGAGAAGACGATGACTATTATTATTCCCGTATGGATGCTGTGGGCTGTCGGTATCGGCATGCTGATCAGCACGGCCATGTCCATCACGCACGTCGTGGCCCAGCGCGAGCTCGCCAGAGTGCAGGCCCTTCTTGCTGAAGAGCGCCGCATCCTCAACATCAACATCGCCAACCTGATGACCAACGAGGTCGCAACCCAGCGCGAGAAGAAGGCCGGGTGGCACAAGTGGACGAACGTGAAGTACATGGAGATCAAGTCGCCGATCATCAAGCGTGACGCTGACTGCCGTGGCCTTGATACAATCATGTTTGCCAATGGTGTGTTGATCGCTCGCGAGCGTGGCGCTGGCGCTGATGGAAATATGGACAGCTGAGGTTGAGCAGTGCCATGGCACGCAGGGGCGTGTTGAAGCTGCTGGGGATGGCTGTTGCGTCTCCGGTGGCCATGGAGGTTGAGCGCACTTCCCGGGAGATGAACTTGCTGGGCGGTGTGACCTCAGGTGAAGATGGTTGCTATGCCGACACTGCCGTCAACAGCGATGAGGACAAGCGAAGGCGCAACGTCTGGCGCGACATCTTCAAGAGCAAGTTGCCGTGGTGGAAGGAAGCCCAACTGCGAGCTGATGCCAAGGTCGTCAGAAGGCTGGACGCTGACATCGCCAGCTTCAAATCGTTCTCCATGGTGGCCAAGGTCGCCCTGCAGCAGGAGCGCAATTACCAGAGCACCATTGCCTCCATCAGGGATGGGTACGACAAGAACGAAGCCGAGGAAGCATACCTGAAGGATCGCGGTATCCGCTGGCTCTGACTTTTTGGGTTTCCATGATCACCACATCTTGTGCTATCAGTCGTCTCGACCACAAGGCGCAGATCAGAGGAGACCATCATGTCCAAATTCACCAATGCCATCGGCAGCATCTTCAGCAAGCCCAAAATACCTTCGACATCGACAGCTCCGTTGCCTGATCCGGGTGCCTTCGCATCCAAGCTCAAGGCTCGGCGCGAGACCCGCAAAGACAAGGAGAAGCGTGGCGGTCGTGACAGCACGATCAAGTCACCGAACTACACCAACACAAATCTCGGCGGAACCGGCTAATGGCTCTCCCGGCCAAGGCTAAGCGCGTTGACGAGGTTGCCCAGCAGGCCTTCTCGGTCAAGGGTGATCTCAATCAGATGTGGCAAGACCTCGCTGAGCTGCATATGCCAGAGCAGGCGGATTTCTCGGTCGTCAAAGACCCGGATCAGTTCTGGTCTGAGCTGTATGACAGCACGCCCGCCTTGAACCGGAGAGACTTCGGCAACTGGATGGGCGCAGTGCTCAGGCCGAAGGGCCGCCCATGGTTCCGGGGCAAGTTCCGTGACTTCACGCTCAACGAGGAGCGCATGGTCAAGGCCTTCACGCAGGATCAGGACCGGGCTCACCGTGCCCTGCTCTATGACGATCAGTCGAACTTCATCAATCAGATGGCCAAGGGCGACCATGACTATGCCCTGTTCGGCAATGCGGCCACCTATGTGGATAAGCGCATGGACGGCTCCGGCTTCGCCTTCAAGACCTGCCATCTGAAGGACTGTGCATGGATGGAAGATTCGGATGGGAATGTGGACACCTTCTTCCGCAGGCTCAAGATGCCGGTCAAGCAGATCGTCGCCAATGAGAAGAGGCGCAAGTGGAAGGTGCCGGTCACGATCAAGCGTCTGATGGACAAGGAGATGAATAAGAAACTGGACCTGCTGCATGTCTGTATGCCGTCTGATCATTACCATCAGGGTGACAAGCCAAAGTTCGCGGATCGGGAGCACGTCACTCTGTACATCTGCGCTGAGTTTAATTGCGTCTTCTACGAAGAGGAAATTCACGAGTTTCGGTATCAGGTGTCCCGCTGGTTCCGCCTGAGCGGTAGCCCTTATGCCATCAGCCCGGCAGCTATGGTGTCACAGCCTGACGCTCGCACGATGCAGTCAATGGCGTGGTCCATCATGCAGGCCGGTGAGCTGGCTGTTGAGCCTGCCTTGATCGGTCAGTCTGAAGCGGTGGTAAGCCCTGTCAATCTGTTCGCCTCTGGCATCACTTGGGTGGACAAGGACTACGATGAGAGGACAGGTAAGGCGCTGAGCCCGGTCGAGATGGGCAAGATGCCGGACGTTGGTTTGGTTCTGCACCAGAGCATGAAAGACACCATGGGCGATGCTTGGTATCTCAACAAGCTGGTGCTGCCTGACACCGCGCAGGCCAAGACCGCTTATGAAGTTGAGCAGCTGATGGACCAGTACCTCCGCGTCACCCAGCCCATCATTGAGCCTGCCGAGCCCGAGAGGAACGGTAGCATGCTCAGGATCACCCACAGCATGGCATGGCGTGCGGGATGGATGCATCTTGAGATACCTGATGAGCTGGAGAATCAGGATATGGACTGGACCTACGACAACCCGATTGAGGACGCTCGTCTCAAGGGTTTGCTCAGCACGTTCCAGCAGAGCATGGAGCTGACCGTCGCTGCCGCTGAACTTGAGCCTACCGTCAGTGTTGTCTTCAACGTCAAGGAAGCATATCGTGAAACGATGGCCGCAACGGCCCCGGCCAAATGGACGCTTGACCCTGAGAGCGATGAGTACAAGGAGAAGGAAGAGCAGGCGACCAAACAGGCACAGGCACAGCAGGTTACCGATCAGGCGGCACAGGGGGCTGCGATTGCCAAAGATGCCAATGACGCGGGGCTGTTGTAATGGCGACGAGGAATCGGAGGAAGCCACCGCCCAGAGCCAAGCCTAAGGAAGAGCTCGTCGGACCAACACAGGCCCGCAAAGTCTTCCCGGCCTCACCTCTCCCGACGCGGGACATGAACCTGATCCCAGTCATGGACAAGTCTGAGATTATCGCGCTACAAAATCTTGCGGCAGGAAATGCAAACTCCAATCAGCAGATCGTGGCGCTCAAACTAATCGTTGAGCGTTTCGCAGACTACGGGGGTGTCTGCATCAACCCAGATGAAGCACTGGCCCATGCCGGGCGGCGCTTCGTAGGCGTTTGCATAGTGCAGACCCTCAACAAAGACTGATAGGAGAACGACGTGAAACATTATTGGGAAGAGCTCTTGAGAGCACCCGCTGGCGACCCGCCTGCTGGAGACCCGCCCATCAAACCAGACGCTGCCGCAGCTGCCGCACTGGCTGCTGCCGCTGCTGCTGGCGATCCACCTGCTGGCGATCCACCAGCCGGTGATCCGCCTGCTGGAGACCCGCCCAAGAAGAAGGGTTCCATATACGACGAAGCCGGTCTGGATGAGCCGGGCAAGGAAGGCGCGGTCACATGGCCTAATGACTGGCGTGAGCAGATCGCCAAGGGTGACGAAAAGAAGATGAAGCATCTGGAGCGGTACGCTTCACCTGAGGCTTTCGCTGACAGCAAGTTTGCCATGAACCAGAAGGTTTCATCTGGCGAGTACAGGCGTGTACTGGCGGATGATGCTGATGAAGCGACCGTCAAGGAATGGCGTGTAGAGCAGGGCATCCCTGACGCTCCCGGGGGTTACGATCTGCCGATTACGCTGGACGGTGAGCTGGCCGATATGAACGATAGTCAGAAGGCTGTTTATGAAAGCTGGCAGACCACCTTCCACGAGCAGAACCTGAGTTCCGAAGTAGCTTCGGCCCTGACCGAGCACGGCAACGCAATTGTCGAGGCTCATATGGAAGCACAGGCCGAGGCAGATGCAGTGCAGCTGGACGCTTTCGATGATGCAATGCGTGCCGACTGGGGAGCCGAGTACAGGATAAACGGCAAGGTCAATGTCAAATACCTGAACGACACGATGGGCGAGGAAGGGTCCAAGGAGCTGATGAACGCACGTATGCCGAACGGTATGCTGCTGAAGAACAGCCCTGAGTTTTCGAAGATGCTCAATAACGCTGCCCGGGCCAATGGCATTGGAGGCAACATGGAAAGCGGAGAATTGTCTGGCATGACTGACAAAGCAACCCGTAAGGCAGAGATTGAGAAAATCCAGCAGACTGACGCCGGGAAATACACTCCCGAGCTTCGCAAGGAGTACGGTGAAATTCTCACTGCCATGGAAGGCAAGGGTGAGATTGCTGTATGACAGTCCATCTGAACAGAGTTGGTCACAATGTCCCTGATGCCCCGGGCACCGGCGACCTTGTGCTCGGCTCTGTGCCAGATGGATTTCTCTCGGCCCTTGCTGCTGGCGCAGTTGATGGTGGCGTGTATGAGTTTGTTGTCGAGACCGCTGACGGTCTGGTGTTCGAGACATTCCTCGGCACCTACCGTACAGCAGGCCCAAGCATCGAACGCACGACAGTCAGGATTACATCAAACGGCGGGACCGGAAACCTGAACCTTCCTGCTGGCTGTGTGGTCTACTCAAACATCTCATCTGAAAGCGTGGACACTGACACGTCGGCCAGCGCAGCAGCAGCAGCAGCCAGTGCGGTTGCAGCCGCTGCGTCGGAAGCCGCCTTGGCCGCTGCGGTGATAGCGACCGCTGCCGATGTGGTGAGTACGGCAGCCAGTGCCGCAGCCGCTGCTGCATCCGCATCAGCTGCGTCCACATCAGAAACTAATGCAGGCACCAGTGAAAGTGTGGCCGCAGCCGCCGCAATAGCAGCAGCATCGTCCGAGACAGATGCTCAGACCGCTCAGGCAGCGGCAGAGACCGCTCAGACTGCCGCTGAGACCGCACAGGGAGCCGCAGAGACAGCGGAAACCAATGCCGGGGCCTCAGCTACCGCAGCAGCGGCTTCCGCGAGCGCAGCAAGCTCCTCTGAGACAGCAGCGGCATCATCAGAAACCGATGCGCAGACAGCCCAGACG